GTACCACGAAGTCCGCATTCTCAAGAAGTTCAAGTCACAAGACACCGAGGCCACGCTATACGGCACCGCTGTGCATAAAGCATTCGAAGACTACATCCGGGACGACACGCCGTTGCCCGCGCAGTTCAAGATGTTTGAGCTGTTCGTAGCGCCGCTGAAGAAAGTTAAAGGCGACGTGCTGTGCGAACAAAAGATGGCCATCCGTGCCGATTTCACACCGTGTGACTTTTTCGATAAGGCTGTATGGTTCCGAGGCGTGCCCGACTTCTTGGCGATCAACAAGACCAAAGCCCGAGTAGCGGACTACAAAACCGGGAAGTCTGCGCGCTTTGCAGACCCCGACCAGCTAGAGCTGATGGCGGCAATGGTCATGGCGCACTACCCAGAAGTGCAAACCGTGTCCGGCATCTTGTTGTTTGTGGTGGCCGCGAAAGTAGTTAAGTCAGAATATACGCGAGCTGACCTCCCGAACATCTGGTCAAAGTGGGCGGGACGCGCTAGTATGATCGAGTCAGCAGTGGAACACGGTGCGTGGGGGGCGAAGCCCTCCCCATTGTGTCGCTTCTGTCCGGTAAGCAACGAGGCATGCGAGCATCGGTAGGGCTCTGGACCCTAGCCAACGGTGGGATAAAACCGTGGCAGTTGTAGGCAGGTTCCTCCCTAGGAATCTCCCCTGCTGATACAACGGACACTCCGGAAAGACGGGGCGCACTCTTCCTTGGAGCTGTCATGGCCGCAAAACCACGTAATTACAAGCGTGAATACGAGTTGTATCAGGGCACCCCGGAGCAGTTGAAGAAGCAATCCGAGCGCCATAAAGCTCGCCGTGCGTATGTAAAAGCGAACGGCCCTGTGCCTGCCAGCATGGACATTGACCACGTGAAGCCTTTGAGCAAAGGCGGCACCAGCAAACTAAGCAATCTACGGGCTGTGCCCAAGTCGAAGAACAGAAGCTTTGCGCGTACCAGTACGAACAAAGTCAAATAACGCAGGCTTACAGTTAGGGAAGTTGCATGCAGATCGTGGAGAACCGCGCACTGCTCTTTGTCACGCGCAAAGCAGATCAGATTAAAGCCCTGATTCCGAAGTCGCACATCATCGAGCGCAATGGCGCGTTGGCAAAGATACTCGTCAACTGGGGCCCGGACGAGGTGCAGATTCTGCGCAACCTCAAGATCAAAGCGCCGCCGCATCCCATACTGGGTACTTACGATTGGCCCGGCGTCTACACGCCGTTCGAGCATCAGCGCACCACGGCTGCGTTTCTGGCCACACACCCACGGTGTTTTTGCTTTAACGAGCCCGGCACAGGCAAGACTAGCGCTGCCGCATGGGCAGCTGACTACCTCATGAACAAAGGCCGCGTGAAGCGCGTGCTGGTGATCTGCCCGGTGTCGATCATGGACACCGCGTGGCGGGCGGACTTGTTCCGTACGGTGATGCACAGGACAGTGGCGATTGCCACAGGGGACAGAAGAAAACGCGAGGCCGTAATCGCGGGGAACTACGAAGTCGTCATTATCAATTTCGACGGCGTAAAGGTAGTCACTCCGGCACTCGCGGCAGGAGAATTCGATCTTATCATTGTCGACGAAGCCAATGCAGTAAAAAGCGTATCGACTGACCGCTGGAAGGCGCTCGCCTCGCTCATTCGCGCCGATACTCGGCTGTGGATGATGACCGGCACACCGGCCTCTCAGTCGCCGCTCGACGCGTACGGGCTAGCTAAGTTGGTCAATCCTGACAACGTACCTCGATTCTTTGGGGCATGGCGCGATAAAGGCATGACCAAGATCACGCAATACAAATGGGTGCCACGTAATGACTCTCAGACTATTGTGCATGACGCGCTACAGCCGGCTATTCGGTTCACGAAAGAAGAGTGCTTGGACCTGCCCGATCTGCTCTATGCGACCCGGGAAGTGCCCCTTACACCGCAGCAACAGAAATACTACAACGCCATCAAGCAAGAGATGATTACTCGGGCTGCCGGAGAAGAGATCACGGCGGCTAATGCCGCTGGCATGCTCAACAAGCTCCTGCAAATCTCGGCTGGGTGCGCGTATACCGACTCCAAAGAAGTCATTCAGTTTGACATCAAGAACCGTCTGGCGGAGCTGGTCAGCATCATCGAGCAAACCGACCGCAAGGTGTTGGTGTTCGTGCCATTCCGGCACGTGATCGACATGCTGCGCGACGAGCTTACCGCCTTCACCGTAGACACTATCCACGGCGGCGTAGCCGCAGGCGCTCGGGCGGATATTATCAAACGCTTCCAGACCCAAGACAGCCCGCAGGTGTTGCTGCTGGTGCCGCAGGCCACAGCGCATGGCATCACGCTTACCCGCGCCGATCAGGTGGTGTGGTGGGGGCCGGTGTCGTCCACCGAGATGTACCTGCAAGCCAACGCTCGAGCGCACCGCCAAGGCCAGACACGCAACGTCACGGTCACGCACCTGCAAGGCAGCCCCGTCGAGAAACGAATGTACGCCATGCTTCAGAACAAAATCGACTTGCATCAATCGCTAGTTGACCTGTATAAACAGGAGATAAGTTAACTGTGTTAATACCAAGGAGACCACGATGGACGCTGCGAAATTAGTACAAGTTTATTTGAAGATGCGAGACGCTAAGGAATTGATGGTACGAGAGCACGAGACGAAGCTATCCGAACTGACCGCACAGATGGAAACGATTGAACAGGAACTTTTGGAAATCTGCAAAGCCACAGGACAAGACGGCGGCAAGACCACGTACGGGTCTTTCTCCAAGACGATCAAGACGCGCTATTGGACAAACGATTGGGACAACATGTATGGATTCATCAAGGAAAACGATGTGCCGCAGATTCTCGAACGACGAATCCACCAAGGAAATTTTAAGGAATTCATGGAAGCAAACCCTGATAAGCTGCCAGTCGGCTTGAACGTTGACTCGAAGTACAGCATCACTGTACGTCGGGCAAAGTGACGCCTATACCCAATTAACCAAAAGGAACAACCATGAGCAATCTGACTCTATTCAATTCCGGCGTATCCCTGCCTGACTACCTGCGCAACGAAGACGACATCACCAAGTCACTGGCGGGGCAAAGCAACTCCAAAACCATCTCCATCAAAGGCGGCGTGTGGCGCATGGTGTCCGGTGGCGAGGAGATTGCCCGCAACGAAGACCGTGCCATGAATGTCGTGATCGTGGCCGCTGCCAAGACTAATTCCCGTACGTTCTTCATCGGCAAATACGAAGAAGGCAAAGACGTGGGTCCGACTTGCTGGTCTGCCGATGGTGTTAAACCCAACGAAGAAGTGCCTGCCGAGCAGCGTCAGTTTGATAATTGCGCCAACTGCCCGCAGAACATCGAAGGCTCCGGCGACGGCAAGACCCGCGCCTGCCGCTTCAGCCGTCGCTTGGCTGTGTCCCTTGAGAACGACATCGGTGGTGACGTCTATCGCCTGCAACTGCCAGCCAAGTCTATCTTCGGCAAGCCGGTTGATGGCAAGATGAGCCTGCAAGCCTATGCCAACTTCCTGTCCGGTCACGGTGTGCCGATCAGCGGCGTGGTGACTGAGATGCGTTTCGATACTGCCGAGGCTGTGCCGGTGCTGCGCTTCAAGGCCGTGCGTCCGCTGACTCGCGAAGAGTGGGAGTTGTCGAAAGCTTCAGGTGTTTCTGAGGAAGCCCGCCGAGCAATCGAGTTCAAGTTTGCGGTCAAAGCTGACAAGACCCCGGCACTGCCCGTCGCGTTCACGCAGAGCCCAGCAGCAGTTGAGGTGGCAAAAGTAGAGAGTTCTATCGAAGAAGTAGTAGAACCGGTTAAAAGGACCAAGAAAGTAGTTGTTCCTGACGTACCCACAGATAAGCCGAATGTTTCGGATATTCTGAGCGACTGGAGCACGGACGACGATGAGTGATTCACGCGGGTATAGCACAGCGCTAGTACAGCAAGTGGCTGCGGCTGACCCGTCGTTGCCGACTATCCGCCTAGCCAAAGTGTGCATTGACCGAGGCGTCTCGGTCTGGGAGGTGTCGCGAAAGCTAGGCGTTAGTCGGCCTATCATCTATCAGTGGTTTCGTGGGAAAGTAACCCCTCGAACCAAGCATTTAGAACAGATTCTTATTTTGGTTTCTCAACTTGAGTCGGCATAATCAGTATCGAGGCTAGGCTGCGCTGATCCCGTAGCGACGAGGCGGACCACGGGGCCGCCGCCTCACCTTTTCCCCGCTAACCGAATCCCGTGTGAGGCTACGTGAGCACCACCTTCCTAGACGCCATACTGCCGTCTGCTGGTACGTATTGTGTTGCACGTATCAACAGCAAAAATAAAAAAGCAGTCCAACATAGGTTTTGCAGTACCAAAGAAGAAGCATCTCAAGCAGCTCAGGAGATGAACAAAGAGTTCTGGAATGTGTATGTGGCAATGGCTACGTACGCAGACCCTGCGGCAGGTCGCACTGCCGCAAATGCAGTTGAGATGAAGTGCCTGTTCCTTGAGCTCGATAGCCATGACGGCGTGCCGTATGCGACGCCATCCGAGGCCAGCAAGGCGCTTAAAAAGTTTGTCGTAGACACTGGCCTGCCCAAGCCCACAATCGTGTTCTCAGGGCGCGGGGTGCAGGCATACTGGGCATTCACCGAGCCTGTTCCGATTGCGGAGTGGGTGCCGGTCGCACGGGCGCTCAAGGCGTTCTGTTTCGCCCACGGTCTGAAGATCGACCCGCAGGTGAC